TGACTTGATCCATTTTCCAATGACGCTTGACCAAGAATACTTTAGGCAGCTATTCGCGGAAAAGTCAGTGGAGATATTCAACAACGGTAATAAGGTCCACACATACAAACAGATCAGGGCCAGGAATGAGGCCCTTGATTTGCTGGTCTACAGCGTGGGCCTCATGGCCATGGACAACCGGCGCGGGGAACTCGATGCCCTGGTGGACAGTTTTAACCAGGCACAAACCCCAGATGGGCCAGAGGATGACGAAGGGCAGGGGGCATTGGCCATGCCAGAGGCCCCGGAACCGGTTGAGAGACCCAAGGTCAAGCCATCGCCCAGGCCAGAACCCCGGCTGGTTGTGGAGGCCCCTGCACCGGTTCAAGTCCGGGTTGAACAGCCATCCAGGCCGGTGCAGCCGGTGAATCAGGCCAGACGATCACCCCAGAGGGCCGGGAACTCGTTTGTTGGTGGCTTCCGTAAACGTTATTAGCAATAAACAGAATTAGGTATCAGAGAGACACATGATACTTAATGACGTATTGCCCATTTCTACCTTGTGCGCTGGTGACTCAATCCGGTTCACCATTCTGTCTAGTTCCATCAACATCCAGGAACTTCAGAATGATCCTCAGTATGGTTATCCGTATCCGGCTAGCTCAAATTACCATTTGCTGTATGCCCTGAAACTGCCTGGAAGTCCGGCAGTTACGTTTCAGTCCAGCACAAACCCAAACAATGTGGACTTTGACATAAATGTAGCCTCAACCGTTACCCAGGCATGGCTACCAGGGACTTACAACGTTCAAGTGTTCGTTGTATCCACTGTACCTGGGGAACGTTACAAGATTGTGGATGGGAACTTTGTCATTGAGGCTGACCTTTCAGCTTCAGCCCCGGCTTTTGATGGCAGGACACAGAACAAGATCACCTATGACGCTATTTGCGCGGTGATGAACGGTCAAATGGATGGCATTCAAGAAATTATGATCAGTGGTAGGTCAATTAAGAAGATGCCGTTTGGAGATTTACAGAAGGCCAGAGCCTATTTCCATCGGCTAGTTGAAAAAGAGAATGGCATCAACCCTATGAAGGTGGTCAAGTTTCAGTTTGGCCGGTATAGCTAAGGAATTATAATGAATTTTAAGAGTAAAAAGACGTTCAAGATTGAAGCATTGGAACAGAGCCTTACCGATACTCTTAACTCCGTTAACGAGTATAAGGCAACCGTAGACGAATTTAGGCAGAGAGATATCAAGCGTAGCCAATCTTCCGGCAAGCATCAGGCTATCCGTTCCTTCTTTGATGCGGCAGACATCAATAGGTTTACGAGTAACATCTTTGCCCCGATCACTAGCCCAACCCAGGAAAAGGCCAGTGAGCTTCAACGGATCCGGGGCGTTAGCCGGGAACTGCGCAGGAACAGCCCCTTCATTTCCAACTATGTCTGGGCTCTGAAAACCAATGTTTACGGTGACTCAGGGTTCACCCTTCAGGGCCGGGTGAACAATACCAAGAAAGCCTTGCACGGCACCCTAAACAGCATGGTTGAGGATGGATGGGCTGATTTCACCCGTAAGGGTGTATTTGAAGTGTCGGCAAGGCATACTCTGAAGTCATTCATCTATATCATCCTGGATATTCTGGCTACAGATGGTGAAGTCATCATCAGGAAGCTAAAAGGCTTCGGTAAATACGGTATCCAGTATCAGCTTATTGATAACGATTGCCTGAAGGCTCTAGGTAGAACGACATCGGCTAGCGGTAACACTGTCTATAACGGTGTTGAGGTTGACCAGTACAACCGTGTTGTTGCTTATCACCTGATTACCAATGGCCACCCGGCAGAAGGAGCCTGTAAAACCGAGCCTATCCCGGCCAGCGAGATCATCCATCTGGTTGAAAACCCATACCGGGTAAATGACACACGGGGGCTTCCCTGGACAACTCCCGTACTGTTCTCCCTGAATCAGCTTGAGGGATACCGTGAGGCCGAGGTAATCGCGGCACGGCTCCAAGCCGTTACGGCCATCTTCTTTACCACAAGGGCGGACGCGGATGAGGATGCCTATGGAGGCCCCAAGGATGCCCAGGGCCAGGACTTCCCGACCGACATTGAACCCGGTTCCGCCCTGTCCCTGCCCATCGGATCCGATGCAAAGCTTTTGGCCCCTACCCATCCAAACAACGCCTTTGAGGGCTTTTCCAAAGCGATGCTCAAGGAAATTGCTTCAGCGTTGCACATTACCTATAACTCTCTGGTTGGGGATTACGAGTCCACATCATTTTCTAGCTGTAAGGCTGCATTCGTAACGGAACGGCTTTTCTATAAGTCTATCCAGAATATCGTAATTGAAGACTTGCTAGATGTAATGTATCAGGACTTTATTGATTTTGGGACCTTCAAGGGAGTGTTGAAGGCTCCCATGGTCAACGCTTCCTATGACTACCTGAAACAGCACCAGTTTGTTCCGTCTGGGTTCACCTCAGTGGACGAATTGAAGGATAACCAAGCTGATGCCCTGAAACTGGACATTGGAAAGACTACGCAATCTGACCTGTTGGCAGAGGACGGTAAGACCCTTGAGGATTGGCTTAAGACCAAGCAGAAAGAGAAGGATCTATACGCCCAATATGGTTTCCCGTATGAGCCTGATAAAGCCGTGCCTGTAGTTCCACCGCCCATCAAACAGACCATTGCGGATATTGAAGCCTCTAACGGTGCATCGGTAGAGACAGCCACGGCTATGCCAAACAATGATGCCAATGGGGTTGATGGTAAGTAACCGAATTACTTTTAAGAGATAACTATGACCGATCAAATTTTGAATTCAGAGCGCAAGTATGGCCTAGCTGAGATTACCAGTCTGGCCAATGACGGTAACGACACTGGAAAGGCCGGTGCTGGACTGGATATTTCCTTTTCCAGTTCAACCCCGAACCTTGTGGACTTCAGGTCACAGGGCCTAGACCTTGTTGCCTATGAAATCCTGGATCACTCTAGCCAGTCCTGCCTTGATACAACCCGTTCTCAGTATGGCTTGCCCATCCTGTTCAACCATAACCGGGATATTCAGGTGGGCATTGGGGAAAATGTCAGGATCCAGGATGGTAAGGGCAGGGCCGGTATCCGGTTTGGCAACTCCGTCAAGGCCCAGGAAGTCTCCAAAGACGTTGCGGATGAAATCGCTACCGGGGTATCGGTTAATGCCCAGTATTCATTCAAGAATTGCACGGTGATTCCAGCCAAGGAAGGCGAAAGCTTCCCTACCATCGTGGTTCATAAGTGGATGCCGGTTGAGGTAAGTATCGTCCCTGTTGCGGCTGATGTGACGGTTGGGACTAACCGGAGTCTATCCGAAACGATTGTCAATGAGGCTGTAGCAACGGTTGAGGCCGTTAAGGAGGAAATCAAGGCAGAGGAAACGGCTATTCAGGTGGATGGCACCAGTATCGTAAAAGAAATTATTGAGAAGGTTGAAGAAATTACAGAATTACCAGTGGGAACAACTATTAAGAATCTTGAAACCCCAACTGTCACTTTAGAGAAGGATAACCGACAAATGGAACGCAATGATACTTTGAACATTATCAACGTAGCTAGAAGCCTTGGCCTTGAGAAAGAAGCCAATGAAATGCTGTCTAGTGATAATTCCTTTGACCAGATCAAGGGCCAGCTTCTAGAACTGGCAGCTTCACGCCACCAGCCCCTCAAGCCTCTGATTGATGGGGATGTTAAGGAAATGAAGCAGTACGATACCTCCAGAGCCTTCAAGGCCCTGCTGGATAACGACAACTGCGTAGAACTGGAAATCAGCCGTGAGTATGCCAAGAAAGCCGGGAAGGATTCGGCTGGTTTCTACATCCCCACGAACGCAACCATCGTTGCCAATCGTGCTGGCCTGGATTCCAAAACGACCAACGCAGGCACGGAACTGAAGTTCACCCAGGCCGGAACCTTCATTGACCTTCTGCGCAACCGCGCCTTGGTCCTGTCCATGGGTGCCACGGTCTATAGCGGCCTTCAGGGCAATATCCTGATGCCCAGGCAGAAGGGTGCCGGGTCTAGCGTCTGGCTCTCCGCTGAAAACCCCGGTGCCGACATTGCGGATTCCGCGCTACAGCTGGATTCTGTCCTGCTGTCGCCTAAAACCCTGATGAGCACCACCAGCTTTTCCAGGCAGCTGCTCCAGCAGTCTTCTTTCGACGTTTCCGCCCTGGTGAACAGCGATCTTCTCAAGGTTACGGCCCTGGCCCTGGACCTTGCCGCAATCAACGGGACCGGTGCCGCTGGCCAGCCCCTGGGGATCCTGAACACCGGCACTATCACCACCGTTGCCATGACCGGTGATACCAACGGTCTGGTTATCCCTGGTCTCAGCCCCCTGGTTGACCTTGAATCAGCCGTTGCGACTGCTAACGCAGACCTGGGCTCTCTGGCCTACCTGACCACTCCTGGCCAGCGTGGCGTGATGAAAAAGACTCAGAAGTGGACTGGCTCTGTCGGTTCCGCAATCTGGCAAGATGGCGAAGTCAACGGCTACGCGGCCTTTGCTTCAACCCAGGTGCCCAACACCCTTACCAAGGGTTCCAACTCCAACCTTTCCGCTGTCATCTTCGGCAACTGGAATGACCTGATGTTCGGGGAATGGGGCGCGGTTGAGGTTATCACTGACCAGCTTCGCCTTAAGAAGCAGGGAATGATCGAAGTCACCAGCTTCTATCTTGCTGACATCGAAATCAAGCATGGTCCTAGCTTCGCTGCAATCAAATCAGCCATCTAAATGGACTATACCTCTCTGATCTTCAATTACTGCGATGATACAGCCTCATTCTCCGGGGCTGTATCATCCGGTATTTTGGAGATTGTTGGTATCGAGATATTTAATGAGAATGCCCAGAGTTCAACTGTAGCGAACAAGAAAACCTTTCTGATGCAAACCGGCTCACTCCCTGGCCTCAAAAATGGATCCGTAATGACCGTCAATACTATTACGTATAGCGTTGACAGAATCCAGCCTGAACAAGACGGTAAAGTTAGCCGTGTTTATTTGCAGAATCACTAATGTTCGACAAAATCCCAACCATAATTTCAAGCGTGAATACGGTTATCCAGGGTGCCGGGTTGGTAGGTTTTACCTACAGAACGGATGAACTGATTGATTTTGCTTCAACGGATTACCCGGTAACGGGAATTTATGTTGTGCAGGACAAGCAGAAGGATGGACTAGCTAGCTCTGGCATCCATGAACGGGTATTGAGTCTTCGGATTGCCATATACATGCTTGCAACTGGCCTTTCCATATCGTCTGTTATCACGCCAAATGCGGATCTTATTGCTAAAGCCCTGTTGAACAGCAATAACCTTAATGGCGTTGTTCGATACATGGAAGACTTTACGCTTTCATTTGATGTCGTCAAGCAGGATGAAAATTACGTTGAAGGTCACTTGGATTTCCTTTTAACCTATGTAGCTAGAGTGAGATAACCATGAAAACCGTTGTAAGCAAGGGATGCATCACAGTTTTTTCAGAAATCGATAGCGGGG